TATTATGATGAGAATATCGATATTATGAATTATGATTTTTGGGGGAGTAGTCCTGCAGTAAACATAAAAATTCCCAATGAAGGATTTGATTATCCTTATTCTTTATATAGACCAGCTGCGGGCAAGCATGGCAGCATCTCTGCAGGAAATCGAAGAGAGTTTTTTAGATATGCTGGGATGAATGATACTGAAGAAAATATGGCAATAAATCAAAATCTAGAATTTAGAGAAGCAATTGCAGAGTCATTAATGCAGAAGATCAAACCAAATAGTAGTTTTGTGACACAATTACAATCTTTATTGCCTTTTGATTTGAATCACAGATTACATGTTATGATAGTAAAGAAAGTTGCTAAAATTGTTTCTAAATCAAAACTGTTTAGTCCAGGGGTGTTAGTTAAATTAGATTTTAAAACAAATGATAATCCAGATGGTGCCGCCATAGATGATGAAGGCGGTATCGGCGCTATGATGGCGACGGAAAGCGACTCTAATAATTCTGCAGAATTGTTTGATTTGACTGAAATAAAAGATATGGTTTATAAGAGAAAGAAACAATTAGATAGTGAAGATCCTTATCAGTCTTTTAACTTGGCTAATAGAGAAGGTGTTGTGCGCGCAGTTGTACAGTTGGCTTTAATAGAGGCAACCATACAGGCAATGTTTGTTTTAACAGAATTTTCTTTTGATGATGCCTTAAATAAATCATTTGATGAGGTGGTGCATAATAATATTAAATTACGACTAGGGGGGGCAACATATGAACTTATGAGTGCTGATGCTGATAAGATCATTAAAGAAAGAATGTTATCTGGCGAGACATTTCCAACCAATCGAACTCCCATGTTGGAAATGATAAAAGAGGAAAGAGATAGATTAGCACCAATGTTGAAAAATGTATATTCTGCTTTTGCTGATAAAATTGATTTTACTGATAGTCTTTTAAGGGTAATATTAGAAGATCATACCGGCAAAACTGATCTGAAATGGGGAGTTTTAGATGTGTGGGGGAAATACCCGCTTGATCTCTGGGGCAACTACCCGACTAGAACAGTCTTTGATGCTGATGATCATGGCAATGGAACTTTAATTTTTGAAAAATATGTGCGCGCAGTACCAAAAACGGATGATGAAATAAAAGCAATGTTTGGTGAAGATTTTCTGCCCACCTTTCATCGACTAACACAAGGACAAGGCGCAGACGGTGGCAACAACATTTCCTTTGGCGGTGAAGTGCTACCAATTGATACTATGGCTGATATAGTGCAGTATTGGACAAATCCTGCAGCAGTACCAGGTGACTTCTGGGATCATGTCCCCCTGGAGAAACATCAATTAACAATGCTTTATGGAGTGAACAACATAAACCTTTTTAAAAAGAATATTAAATCATGGGTTACTACTTCGTCAGAACAAGACAGCGTAGGAAATATGATAAACTTTTTAAACAACATCACCGATCCAGATATGTGGCTGGCTAACGATGGTTTTGGTTCATTTGAGGCAATGCCAAAAGGCACTATGGGGTTTATTATAAAACCAAAGAGTGGCTCTAATAAACAGCCGCTGTTTGGTGATGACACTGTGCCGTACCACTTCCAGCAGATGTTAAATGTATTATTTCAACTTGGCTCTTCTCTGGGTTTTTCTGGGCAAGCTGCCAATGGACAACTTTTGATATCTCCTGCTGCCACTGGCACTGGAAACCGTTTTTGGAAGTGGGTATCAACTCATTCGCCTCCGAAGTCTGGTGGGAATATGGCTAGTTTTATGTATAGAATACGCCCAGCACTCGATGTCGCACCAGACACTTCGCTAGCAGGAGTGTTTGATCCCTGGTGGATGAAAAAAAACATTAATGGATATGATTCAGAGAAGTCAACGTCATTTTCAGGATATAATGGAGGCTGGCATGCAAAAGTGAGAAATCAATTTTTTGTTTCAATTGAAGGTGGGTCTAAAGAAAATAGAAAAAGATTTTTTGAAATGGTGAAAACAGCGCATGGGCTATCACAAATTCCTCCTGGGGAATATGTTGGTAACACGGTTCTTGGAAAATATGATTTAATTCCAATTGGTCCATTAGATTTTGAAGCAACTCAGAAATCTCTTTCATATCAAAACTTTTATAAGAGCTTGAAGTATGGGTTAAGGCTATCTTATATTGCACCCAGGGCTTATGATGTTGTACAAGGCGCCCCACACTTAAACGAGGTACAGCTCGGCGGTACCGGCAAAGGCGACGACACCACCAGTTTTAAACAAATTTTAAAATCATTTTCAAAAGATAATATTAAAAACGCTTTAAAAGAGAACGCTTTTGTAATGGGTGATAAATTTCTCACACCTGATTCTCCCTCTGTCGAGGCTGCCACCGGTATGACATTTTCAGTGCCCCTAATAGAGGAAGAGATAGAGGTTACAAATGCACCATATGCTGTGCCTGAATTTCCAGAAACACAATCTGATGAAGAAGGTGAAGACGATCCTCTCGGTGCAGCAAAAGATGTTCTTGATCAAATTCTTGGTATGCAGGGTGTTATGAATGCTGTTATATCGCAAGCGTCGAAAAATCCTGCTTATTTGAAATATGTTAACTTAAATGGTGAAGATTTTCTTAATCCAGAATCGTACCCATATGATGTCTTAATGTCTCGATTAATAAAAAGAAAAGAGTATAAACATCTTTTTGAGAAAAAAGCTAGATCAATGATTTCACTAATAACTATTTATACTATGATGAGCTTTACAGCCAATGTTAATAAATCTTTTTATAACTTGATGGAAGACTCAGAAACTAGTTTAAAAGCAATCTATAATGGGATATTAAATTCTGGGAATTATCAATATTCTGATGTTGATTATGAGGCAAAAGGTGGAGCGGCAGGTACTTTTAAAGATAAGGCTTTCTCTTTTATTCCTAGACCAAAAGATCCAAAACTAGAAGATGACATATGGGGGAACAACTAATTATGCCTGGTATAGCACCAAAATTACCTTTGGCACCCGATCCTGGCGACGGGACTCACTCTTTAACTAAAGGATTGAATGAGAATGTGAAACAAAACTTAAAGCTGCTCATTTTAACTTGTCCAGGTGAAAGAGTCATGATGCCAAGTTTTGGAGTGGGCTTAAAAAGATGGCTTTTCGAGCAGAACACCAACCAAGCTAAAGGAGAGATTCAAGGTATGATAAAGTCTCAAATTAGTAAACACATGCCGTTTGTAGATCTAATTGATGTAATAATAACGGATGAAGTCACCGAGGCGGGCGCTTCGAAAACAAATTTTATAAAAGTGTCTGTACACTATAGAGTGCGCGCAGCAGGATATGTAGATGTTTTAGATTTAAGTGTGGCTCCTTTCTAGGCTTAAATCTATTTATTTTAATGATTAAGTGAGGAAATAAACATATGTCACCTAGAAAAAGCCGGCAAATTAAAAATGTGCCAATAAAATATACAAGCAGAGATTTTGCATCGATTAAAAAGGAATTAATTTCTCACGCACAAAGATACTACCCAGACACTTATAAAGACTTTAATGAAGCCTCTTTTGGTTCTTTAATGCTGGATAGTGTTGCATATATAGGGGATATGCTTTCTTTTTATTTAGACTATCAAGTCAATGAATCTTTTATTGATTCCGCTGTTGAATTCAATAACGTTATTAGGTTGGGTAGACAGCTTGGCTATAAATTTAAAGGACGTCCATCTTCTTATGGTACGGCAACAATTTATGTTGTAGTCCCAGCCAATTCGAATGGCATAGGTGTAAATGTGGATTATGTTCCTACTATGAAGCGAGGCACTTCTTTCTCAAGTTCTACTGGTGCGGCTTTTTTACTAAATGAGGATGTGAATTTTTTAAATCCAAGCAATGAGGTTGTTGTCGCCACTGTTGATAATAAAACTGGAAAACCCACGACTTATGCTATTCGGGCATACGGACAAGTTGTTTCTGGTAAAGTACTCGCGACTACTGTGAGCGTCGGAAACTACCAGAGATTTTTTAGAGCAACAATAGCTTCTCATAATATTGCTGAAATATTATCTGTCATCGATCAAGAAGGGCACGAATACCACGAAGTGGAGCATTTATCTCAAAATATTATTTATGTCCCTACTTTAAACCTGGCTAAACAAAGCTCTAGCGAACCAGAGGTGTTGCTTAAGCCAAGAGCGGTTGCTAGAAGGTTTGTTGTTGAGCAAGAGGGGTTCAAAACCTTTCTTCAATTTGGATATGGCTCTGATAATGAAATAACTGATGCTAGCATGTTTGATCCAAGCGATGTTGTTTTAAACAGATCTTTTAGAAATTATGTGACAGAAGCATCATTTGATCCTAATCGATTGTTGGAAAATGATAAATTTGGGATTGCTCCATCAAACACCACACTGACGATAACATATAGACTCAATACAAGCGATTCTGTTAATGCTGGCGTGGGCGCAATTACAAATGTTGATCGAGTTTTTTTAAAATTTCCACGTGCCGCAGTTGAAGGTTCAAACACCACAATTGTTAGAAACAACATTGAAGTAACGAACGATGAACCAATAGTTGGTGACGTCACATACCCGTCTTCAGAAGAGGTTCGGCGTAGAGTGATAGACACATATGCTGTACAAAATAGAGCTGTAACAAAACAAGATTACCAAACCATAGTATACATGATGCCACCACAATTTGGCGCTATTAAGCGCTGTAGCATTAAACAAGATCATGATTCTTTTAAAAGAAACTTGAATCTATATGTTGTGTCTGAGGGAAGCGCAGGAAATTTAGTTGCAACTAATAATGTTATAAAAGAAAATTTAAAAATGTGGTTAAATAATTATAAAATGATAAATGATACAATTGATATATTAGATGCCAATATAATCAATATTGGAGTTGATTTTTACGTGCAAGGTTCTTTAGAGCATACAAAAGAAGAAGTATTAATAAATTGTTTAAGAAGTCTTAGAACTCAATATAGGTTTACGTTTGAACTTGGGGAACCGTTTTCTATAGCTAAAATATATCAAATATTAAATGCGACAACAGGAGTAGAAGACACCATGGATGTTAGAGTAAGTCATAAAGTTGGCGTCACGTACTCTGATATACCATTTAATATTAAGGAGAACACTGATGCTTCTGGGAGGTACATTGCCATTCCAGATGATTCTATTTTTGAAATTAGATTTGGTTCATCGGACATACAAGGGGTTGTGCAATAATGGCAATAATACGTTATAGCGCTAGTGCTGATACAACAATTACAAATGCGTATAAAAGCAATTTAACTCAGAGAGCCACGGGCTCTAATATGGGAGCTTCTGATATATTAGAAGTTTTTTCTATTTTTGCACAAGAAGGTTCAGCTAGTACAGAATATGCGCGAATTTTAATTAAGTTTCCTACTGATGTGATTTCTAGTGATAGAAGCGACACCAACATTCCTGTCTCCGGAAGTGTTAATTTTTTCTTAAAATTGTATAACGCCAGACACAGCGAAACTACACCAAGCAACTACACGTTGACATTATCTGCTGTAAGCACCTCGTGGGAAGAGGGTACCGGCATGGATATGGAGGATTATCTAGATATAGATGAAGCTAGTTGGGCTAAAGCCTCTGCCGACACTTCGTGGACAACCACTGGTGGGGACTTTTATAGTGACACGTCTTCTTCTTTTTCGGCAAGCTTTGATTCTGGTTTGGAAAATATAGAATTGGATGTAACTACATTGGTTGAACAATGGATCAACTCTTCTGGCAACGTACTTGGAAATAAATCAAATTATGGACTTTTAGTGAGAATGTCTCCTAGTCATGAAGATATTGTATTAAGTAATACTAGCTCATATTATACTAAAAGATTTTTTGGTCGAGGTACTGAATTCTTTTATAAGCAACCAGTCATAGAAGCTAGGTGGGACTCCTCAGAAAAAGATGATCGAGGAAATTTTTATTACAGTAGCTCATTGGCACCAGCAGCAGATAATTTAAACACTTTGTATCTCTATAACATTATTAGAGGACAATTAAAAAACATTCCCGGCGTTGATACTGGAACTATATTGGTGAGTTTATATTCAGGCTCTTCTAATGACTCAACAGCATCTGGTTCAAAATTAAATCTTAGCGTTGGTGGAGACGTAGCAGCAGCTGGGGATTTAAACGCAACAGGTGGATATATTTCTACTGGCATATACACATGCTCACTAGCATACACTGGAAGCACTTCGTTAAAAACCGTTTATGATGTTTGGCATAGTGGTGGTGTTGAGTATGTTACCGGTGCGATCGTACCGAAAAGTGTTATTGGAGGTACGTTTAACCCGAATCCTAAATATATTACAAAAATAACCAATTTAAGAGATTCATATTCACCAAATGAAAATGCGCGATATCGGCTATATGTGCGTGAAAAAGATTGGAATCCTTCCATTTATTCTAAGGCATCATTGGATATAGAAAATTCTATAATTGACAACGCTTATTATAAAATCTCTAGAGTTGTTGACAACTTAAAAGTTGTTGATTTCGGTACAGGCTCTATTAAATATACAAGATTGTCGCATGATGTTTCTGGGAATTACTTTGATTTAGACATGTCGTTATTTCAAAGCGGATATATGTATGGTGTGAATTTCGCCTATCATACAAATGGAAAATATGTTGTACAGCCTGAGACTTTCAAATTTAGGGTAGAATAATATGAGTATAAAAAAATTATTCGAACAAGCGCGGTTCCAAAAGAAAGACAATTTTTCAGATGCAGAATCACAAGACTATGTTGATTCTTATTATAAAGAGAAGAGCAGGTTTGAACCTCATGTAGATTATTCTAAACCTGAAAATTTTGCAAAATTTGGTTCAGCTGAAAGATATTATGAAAACGCTGTTAAAAAGGTGTACTCAAACTACCCCTACGATGGTTCATCATATGAGAAGGCTCAATGGCATGGGAGTGCTTCTTTTTTAGAAAATTATATTTTTGAACAAGGGTACCCTAGAACAAACGGGTTTGCTTTGTTTTCCCCTACAGGTTGGGGCTCACAAGAAACCACGGTAACAGGGGGGTATGGCGAGCCAAGCACACAAGAATATATTTTCATTAAGGGTGGACCAAATACAAGCACTCGCAGGTTTTATAGAGATATAGAAGACACAGGAGGCAATTGGAAAAACGGGTATGCTAACATATTAGCTCTTGGAGACAGTCAAGAATCTAACCTTTTGATGGATGGGGAAAGAGGAAATACAGTTGAATTCTGGTTAAAAAAAGATGCATTTTTAAATAGCACCAGTACCACACAAAGAGAGGTTGTGTATGACATGCATTTATCAGGTGCCAACTCTGGTTCTACTAATTACGCTAGAATGCAGATTACATTAAATGGCGCTGCTGGTTCAAATAGTCCATTTTTAGTAAGTTATATTTCAGGTACAAGTGGGATTGTAAATCAATCAATTGGTGATGAAATTACTCCTGTATCTATGGCTGATGGCTTGTGGCATCATTATGCAATTTCATTTAAAAACACCGGCAGCGTAATACAAAGTAGATTGTATATTGATGGTGTTTGCAATCATACTAAAAATGCAGGTACAACTGTTGATTATGTAAGTGGTGCAATGGTGGCTGCTATTGGCGCCTTATCTCTTTATCCAACTGAAAACAATACACCGTCAGATCGAACAACCGGGTGGGGTTGGGGTAAAATTTCTGCCTCAATTGATGAATTTAGATATTGGAAAACTGAGAGAACACCAGCACAAGTTGGAAGACATTGGTTCACTCAAGTAAATGGAGGTTCTAATACTGATCTGGAGTCTTATTATGGTGTAAATTTAGGTGTATATTATAAATTTAATGAAGGGATTGTTGGCGATTCTACAACAGATAGCACGGTACTTGACTACTCTGGTAGAATAAGCAACGGTTCATGGACTGGTTACAGCGCTGATTCTAGGAATGTTGGTTCTGCTATGGTGATATCAAACGCAGCACCAAGAGAGTTTTTAGATCCAATATTATACAAGGATCATGCAGCTGTTAATAATTATGTCACCAATCTGAAAAATAAAGGTAAAACATGGGATAACAGTAATAATGCGGCTTTATATCACTCTATGCCGCAATGGATCTTGGACGAGGACTCAGATCATAATGGGCATCTAAAGAACTTAACTCAAATTATTTCTAGTTATTTTGATACATTGTGGTTGCAAATAGAGGCACTACCAACAATAAAAAATATTACATATACAAGTTCTAGTTTCAAACCGCGCCCACATGCAAAAAAACTACTCCAGCACTTAGGAATGGATGTCGATGATATTTTTGTCGATGCGACGGTTTTAGAATCTGTACACTCTAGAAATGAAGAGTTAGAATTTGAAGATAAATTATATAATATTAAAAACTTAATTTATGAAAACATTTACAACAATCTTTCATATCTTTATAAATCAAAAGGCACAGAGAAAGCGATTAGAAATTTAGTAAGATGCTTTGGTGTCGATGATGAGCTTGTTAAATTTAATTTATACGCACACAATGTTGATTATGAATTAAAAGATAATTTTAGAGCATCCGTTGATAAAAAGAAATATGCTAACTTTTATAAAGTGGGACACTTTAACGCTAATATACATCAGTGGACAGCCGGTTCTGGTTCCAATGAATTATCATATATTTCTGGCATGAGCGCTGCTGATGGAACCTCTGGTTTCGCAAACACAATGCAAGCAGAAGTTCTATTTCCAAAATATTTAGATACTACATATGCCACCTCTTCTATATATAACGCGATCACCTCTTCTTTGTTTGGCGTACATAAAACGAATAGTACAGTTGAAAATAATTTAACTTGGACTGGCGCCGGTACACATCAAGATAATGCAAATTTTCAAGTTTATGCCGTTAGAAAGAACTCGGGGGATGGTGATGTTCACTTTAAGTTAGTTAGTTCTGATGGTGATTTCCCAACCTTAGTTAGTGATGTTTATAGAGATGTATATGATGATGAGCGCTGGACTCTCTCAGTTACAGTTAAACCCACGGACTATCCTCAAGTGAATACAATGCATGCCACTACAGAGGGACCAGATACGTATACAGTCGTTCTTCATGGCGTTAACGTTGCTTATGATACGATACAAAATGAATTTATTGTATCAGGTACAATGCCATATACAGCTGGTGCTACTTTTGTAAGTTCTAGTAAAAGAGTGTATGTTGGTGCACATAGAACAAACTTTACCGGCAGCGTACTGCAACAAACAGATGCAAAAATTTCTTCTTGTAGATATTGGCTGGATGCGTTAGATAAAGAGGTTGTAAGGGCACATGCTAAGGATTCTTCAAATTGGGGCTCTTTACATCCCAATAGAAACGCTTTCCTCTTTCAGGACACTTTTGACTTAGAAGTGCCGCAAATAGAAACATTAGCGCTAAATTGGGACTTTGAAACGGTAACAGGATCAGACGCTTCTGGTTATTTTACTGTTTTAGATGCTAGTTCTGGTTCTTCTGAGATGGAATATAAATATGGTTTGATTGGTACAACGGCTCAGAAACAACACTCTGGAAGGGGTTATGGATTTGATGCTAACACCAATAAAGCTGTAGATGTAAATTATATTTCTATTGCAAAACAGCAATTGCCAGAAATAATGAACAGTAGCAATTTAACACAAATAGTAGACCAAAACGAAGAAAAATTCACTAGGACTAGTAGAGAAATTCGACATTATTACATGTTTGAAAAGAGTATGTACCAAATCATATCAGAAGAGATGTTGAAAATGTTTGCCACTATTGTTGACTTTAATAATATCGTTGGAGAGCCGGTAAACAGATATAGACAAAGCTATAAAAGCATGGAAAAGCTTCGCCATCTTTTCTTTGAAAGAGTTACTAACACTCCTGATGTCGATAAATTCGTTGAATATTACAAATGGATAGACTCTTCTCTTGGAGCAATATTAGAACAATTTGTTCCTGCTTCCGCAGAACATTCTAAAGGATTAAGAAACACTGTTGAAAGCCATGTCTTGGAAAGAAATAAATATTGGACTAAATTTCCAACACTAGAAATGAAACAAGGCGATCCAGAAGGTAGCTTGTTTGGTATTAATGAGCTTCTTTATGATTGGAAGCATGGACATGCTCCGATAAACGAAGAAGAAGACGATAACTGTCTTTGGTGGAAAGAAAGAATTGAAAGAGACGATGGTAAGATCACATCCGATGATGATGCGGTAGATTCGAACAAACAAACAATATTAGATAGTTTAAACAAACTAAGCAATAATGCTGCAGCTGAGTATGCTTCCAGCGGCACCTCTGGGATTACGACATATGATGGCTCTACATATGCAATACGAAAGTTTACTAGACCACACAAATTTGCAGCCAACGTAGTAACGCAGTTGCGCGGCGGCGACAACTTACACCCAAACAAGAAAATAGGCTTTTGGGATTCTATCAGGCAACGCCCAGCCCCGCCTGGAGCTTCCGACGGTGCTGTTATTGTTATAGAGCCAGATAATACCTCGATAGAAGATCTTAAAGACTGTGACGATAATTTAGATTTAGTGAAGGGCAAAAGAAAGTTTAAATTTTCAGTAGAGACTGTTATTGATGGTGGTGACGCTGCCACAGGCGACACCTATAAAGGTGATTTGATTTATCCGTTTAGTTTATATAGCTCTTCAATTAGCGCTGATGATGCGAAAGATTATAGAGGTGCCATTGATTCATTTAAATCTAATTTAGATATTACAAATATACACTATGATTCATATGAGCCCTATAAAAGCAAACCACTTCAAGGTCCATTCACAGAAAAATATGTTGGTGGGCGTCCTTATAGGCATGTGTTTACTAACTTTAATCCCGACAATGAAGAGCCAGATGGAAAAGATGAAAGAATAGAAGGGTGGGTTATTTCATCATCTGCTACAAGTTTAGATCTTGTTAACCCCAATGCGTTTAGATCAGTTTATTTTCGTGATGGTATCGCAAAACGTCCTGTAAATATTGCAAATATTCAGCAGTCAACTGGCGCATTAGACACTGAAGATCAATATATTCACCCAATAAGAAGTACTATAATTGGTAACTACACTCATCCTTATGAAGTTGTCATGACTACAGGGCGTACTAGTAATAATCGCTATTTTGTAAAATCAGAAGGCGATATTTCAACAACTAATGTAGGCTCCCAAACTGTATCTGGTGTGCACGATTGGTCTTTACCTAGAAGAGATTTAACCGGTAGGAATAAGAATATTATTGTTAATAGATTCTCTTCTCCTGGCGATCCTATCACCATGTGTGAGGGCTTGTTAGACCAAGTTGCGGCAGAATATAGTGTTTATAATGCATTGCCTTGGAGGAATACAGTAGTAAGAGAACCTTTAAAAGAGTTTTATACCAACCACACAAATCAATTTGGATTTTATAGTGATAATAAAACAGTTCAAGCATATGAGTTAGCTGGTCCTGCCGATCAGTGGGGAACTTATCCTGGCGGCAAAAGCGAAGCTACATCTTCAGGTTATTCTGGAACAGCGTCTTTCCATCAAACGCACAGGAATTCAAGAAAGGAATTGAAATATACTGATGAATACAATGGTGCATATGGAACAGTTGAAACATCATTGGTGCATGATAATTGGTACGTCCAACACCCAATTCCACAAACAGATGTTCAATATTCATGGATAACAGCTAGTATTATAGAGGGATACACAGGTTCAGCATTGTATGGGTATGAGAAGCCAGATCGATCCCACGCCGGGGGCGCTTCTACAGATCTTACATTTGTAAGTTCTAGTGATCATGTGGCATACTTGAAGCCTCACGCAGGAACAGACTATGTTTATTATGGAGCTGCAAGAAAAATATTGCCCTTACATGTAGATAGAACCATGGTAGAAGCGGTTGATTTTGTTGGAATGAATAGCGTCATATATGATCCAATCACTTCTAGTGATAATGCTAATACTCTTGGGTTTGCAAGAATGACTTATGTTCCAACAACTCCATATTTTGGTGAATCAAATTATGTTAATCCATCGATAGTATATAAAACACTTAATTGGACTCATAAGCCGATGACCGGGTTTGCCGAAGGTAGGGCAGCAGTATTAAACGCAATTATCCTTCATCGTCAAGGTCCATATGGTTGGCCTAGTTGGAAACAAATTAGAGGTTCTGAACATCGCCTAGTCAAGGACATGAGGAAAACCAATAGAATTTCTATTATATCAGAGGGCAAAATTAGACCACGCGGCTATGATTGGCACTCTGCTATAAAGAATATTTCTACCCCAGGTGATAATACGGATATCATAACAACAGAAAGAAAGCTTTCTAGCTTTATAGAACCCCCCATATCTTCAAAACATAGACCAATTGTACATTCAATGGATGTGATGAGTCATGGTGAAATTAGCAGAATTGATCTCAAGCATTCATATGGCAATAATTTAATTGCTTTTAGCAGCGATACGCTTAATAATTTACTTGATTTACCAGTTGAAAGACAACAGTTTTATGATAATTTGACAGAATTAACTACTGTTAAAAAAGCAGATCAAAGTCAAAATCCAATTAAAGGCTTGAGGACAGTGACAGCCACAGAGACGATCTTTCCGAAACAGAAATATACGTATCTAGCCAAAATACGACAAAGAGTCACACGGGAGCAAGAAGATTCTTATAAAAAGGCAGGTAGTGGCGACTTAAATGCTGAGAACTCCAACTTCCCAGGTTATTGGAAGTCGGCAAGGGCAGATAGAAATGATGCTAGATTTGGAGCAGAAAAGAATTTGGGTTGGAGTCAGGGAAGTGCAATACATCAAGGGACTCCCGCTGCCGTAAGCATATGGGCATTGGATGCAAGACTCAACTTTGAAACCGGCTATAGTAAAACAGAAGACTCAACTGGCGAGGCTATGATTGGTTCGGCTGTGTGGGACGATCCCGGCGCACTAGGTGAAGGTACCCTACAAAACGATCATATGCAGTTTAACGACACTATGTCCGATAATCAATTAGCCCCAGTTTATGCTCGTAGAATTGAAGAGATGATGGCTGACGGCACAAGAATATATGCAGGCGACACAAAGTGGGAAGCAGCCGAACAAGCGGGCGTAGAACCTTTCTATAATTCTTATTCTGATTACATTGAAGATATTAAGAGAGTAGGAAAAGATTATGGTTTAATTCCTGAATTTAGAATTTCTGAACATATGAATTACTATGTTAATCAAAAAGGTGGGGATTTCTTGGCTGATAACACTGGAGCTTTTGAGGTACCAGGGGTTATGGATATGACGGGCTCAGTAGCTGGGCGCTTACCAATGTCTGATAGATTTACTGTCTATTCTTCGACTGATTTCATGAAACTTGCTGGTTTGGTTAAAGAAGACTATCAAGGTGTTTTAAATCGCTCTGTACAGTCTTTTACTTTAGAGTGCAACGGAATTGTTAAATTTTTACCCTATAAAGGCTTTTACCCCGCTCAGCGTACATTGGATTTGGTAAAATTATTCTGGGATTCTTATAAAGACAATATTCTAACAGAAGGCGATGATGCCGCAATTAGTATGGTTTCTGGACAAGCGCTTGGAGCAGTTACTGGCGCACCAAGAGATGCTCGCCCGCTATGGCAATGCATGTTTGCTCCTGGGATTTTGTATAATACAATTAAATCTGGTGTTGCTGTTGATTATCCAATCTATACGGGCGATCACAATGTTACGGGAACAATATTAACTCCAGATAATGGAATTCCAAGAAATAGGGGGTTGTTTGATCAGCGAGTGCCATTTGAATCGCTGGTTGAACCAGAAAATCCTGCTTACTTAGGCGGGGTTATGGTAGCAGATGACGATCCCCACTATTCATCTAGTTTTAATGTGACTGCATCTCTTGTTGGTGCGGGTGCTCCAAACTATAAAATGGCTATGCATAACTTTTTGGCATCTACGGTTGATTTTTTTAAGAAGGATTCCTCACTCACAACGATAGCGTCATTGCCTGAAAATGATCCTAATTTTGGTAATGCTGTCGAAGGAACGGAATATGTAGGAAAATTAGTAATGTCTCATGCACAGTTTAGAACGCTTAATCAAATCATCACAATCAAAGCTGCGCCAGGTCTGATTGCCGACGAGGCATATTATTATTCAGCTAGTTTCAACTATAATCCAAGCACTGTGACGATGTACAAGCGCTTGGGAAGCGAAGCTCGCGGTGGACCCTATGATTCAAAATATGGGCGGAAGATGCCATGGCAGTTTGGTAGCGAAAAAAGAGGTAGAGCCAATGGTGGCACGTTTCGAAATTTCACAACCGACGAAGATGTATACGGTTCTGGTTTTGGTCCACCATATACTCCCGGCTCATTGATCACTGATCTTTATGAAGCCTTTTACGCACACCCATCAAGCGCCTCTTATAGTGCCTATACACCACCATATTATGATGGATATAGCGAAATCAAATTTGAATTTACCCCAACAAGAACAGAGAAATATAGTTTAAATGATATAATGAATGAAATGACAGCTAGCGTGCGTAGAATGGGCACCAACCTCACCAACGCAGTCGGTGATTCGAGCGCTGCTCAGTGCGCAAATATGCAATTAACCGCTTCTGTAAACTATAAACAAATGACATCTGTACCACAGGTGATTTTTGATGCCCTTGGTAATCCTAAAGAGATATCACAAGCAGTAAATAGTAAATGGGTGATTCAACCTAAATTTGAAACTCCTGTTTTAGATTTTTCAAATTGTAATGTAACGTTACCAGTAAGTGGTTCTGGTTCTGTTGCTAGGGGTATGTGGCATCAATATGGGCAAGTGCCATCATCCGGCAAGGGGATCTTTTTGCAAATGCAAGATGGCGATTTTAATGAAAAATCACTTTCAGATCTGGTGGGATTTAGCAAGGCAGAAAAAAGAATAGGAGAAATAGCTTTATCTAGAAAAATGTCTGAAGCGGTTATTGCAATTCCGTTTATTAATATAGGAAAAGAGGAAAAACAATTTTTTAACATATCTCGCACTACAATTGATTTGGCTGAACTATACTTGGCTGAACAAGTAGGGACTTACAATAAAATTGTGGGGCAGCAGCCAAATATGCGTCCATCAAAAGATATAATAAATATGGTTAAAAAGATGAAAAAGTACGTATTTCCACCGCAGTTTGATTTTTCAACTTATAAAAACGGAGAAGTAGATCCTTTTGCTATGTTTATATTTGAGTTTGAAGTTAATTTAACTCAAGAAGATTTATCAAAAATATGGCAGAATCTCCCGCCCGACATTGGAAGAAGTTATGTTAAGAAAAATTCGTCTTTACCAGTGGACATATTTAAACAGAACAACAACAGTGGAAAGGCAATAATAGATATTTTTGATTCTGAAATACAGTGGATGGTTTTTAAAGTTAAACAAAAAGCCGCCTGGAATTATTTTACTATGACAGCTGATGCAAAAGATGATAAAAGATTTAAATTTAATTTTGAAGTTGGGGATGGTGGCGCAGAAAAAGAGTCAGTTCCAGACTACAACTATAATTGGCCTTTTGACTTTTGCTCCTTGGTAGAGTTGGTTAAATTGGACAGTACGTTAATCATGGGCAATCCAGACTTTGCAGCGCCGCCACCAACACTAGATGCTGCACAAGGAACGATTGGTCCACTTATCACTTGGCTGCCGTCACAACAAGGCGCTGTGGGATCCAGCGTAGGTGCGGCACAAGCGGCAGGATACTTACAACAAATTACAAAAGCCTTTGGCGTACTGAGTCAACAAGACTTAGAAATAGCCCAAGCGCTGGCAACTGCTGCACCCGACGCATCACCAGCTAATCTTCCGCCTATAACGACAAATATGCAGCAAAACACACAAGCGGGCATTGGTACGTTGATACAAACGACAAATCAAGCAACCACTAATGTGGTTGCAGGTAGCGCCGCAGGCGCTGCCTCACAAGCAGGGCAGTTTAATAAAGGTCCAGGGGGAGGCGGAACTGGTGGAGGTTATGGTTAATGATTTTTTACTTTGAGGATAATTATATAGATGGAATTTTTTAATAAAAAGGAAGAAGTTATTGATGTTGAATTAACTCAATTTGGCAAATATAAATTGTCTAAAGGAATATTTAAGCCTCACTTTTATGCTTTTTTTGATGATGATGTTCTTTATGATGTGGATTATGCGAATCATCAAGAAACAGCGAGCGATGTTCCTACAAGAATTAAAAATGAAACACCAAGATTGAAGTCGCAATATATATTCAGTAGCGTAGAAGATGAAATAAAAAAATTAAATGAATTTGTTAGTGAACAAATCAGACAGTCAGGATTTGATCCTATTGAAGCTGATAATGTTTTTGATGAAGGCATGCAAAAGACTTTTAATTTAAGACAATTTGATAATCAGTATGTTATGATGCAACCTCTTGGTACATCAGACTATATGTCGAATTATGCTCCAGCGTGGGATGTAACTCTTTTACATGGAAAAATTAAAAAAACAACTACAGCAATAACTGGCTCTGATTTATTTGAAGATGGTTATAAACCAACAGTGAGAATTCCTCAACTAGACATTGATTTGAAATATAAAACGTTTTTTGCTGATGAGGAAGTGCCACAACGAGATTTTCCTTTAATGACAACCACAGATGGCGATGGAAGCGATGAGTTTGGTTCTGATATGGACGATCTTGGTGCTTTGAACTACGATCCTGAAGAGGTGGAATTTGGCAAATTAATACCAAATGTACATGCTGATTACTTGTTGTTTGAGATAGTGGAAAATAATGCAGCCTATACTAAAGAAAATTTTGATATTGAAATATATGAAGTTATTAAAGGCAAGGATGGAAAAGAGCAATTGAATTCTCTATTTCTTAGCAAAGAAAAAGATGTAAACGAAGATATTGTTGATTTAGGATTGTTTTCTGAAGAGGAACTAGAGCTTGGAATGGATTCTATGAACTCTGAATTTGCAGATTATTATATTAAGATTTTAAGAGATGATGAAATACCAGCAAGCATTATTTGTGCAAATGCTTCCAACACGCCAAACGATTTATACTTAGATAAAGAGTTTAACTGTAGACAATATAAAAGAGGGCAAAAAACAGCCGTTGTTAATGTATATGATACCGTTGGTACCACCACAGCAGCAACGACGTCAGATCCAGAGGAAACGTGTTAAATGGCAGCAAATAATCCAGTTGGAACTTTGGTACCGAATGTGTACATTCAAAGCATTGTTTTAGAAAACCCACACGAATTTAAAGATGATGGCTCGATTCAGAGTGCCGGAACTGGTGGTTTGAACGTAAATTTTTCTTGTATTTTAAAGGACACGTCTGCTCCTGGGCTTATTTCTAAATGGCTTGGCAATCAAGATATACAAAAAGTTTATAAGGTTGCTTTTTATGCTTTAACTAAAGAAGGCTTTTCACCATATATGTTGAAGTGGATAAGAGGCACGATAAAAGAAGTTCCGAATCTGACGGCAGATGCATATGCAGAATATTATGGCAATGTCTCGAATGCTGATCTTGGAGCGACAGCCCTTTACAGTGATCCTGATCACCAAATCCCACAGTCTTCTGGTCCATCAACCACTGTTCCTAATGCCTTAGGGCGAAAGGTAACAGCTCATCTTTCTAAAATCACTCAATATGCTGTTGGTAATGATGGCGCGTATGATATTGCTTTTCATAAAAAACTTGACTTAGAAAAAGAACCTGAATTTTTAGCCATATATGCGGTACCTTATTTGGATCTAACTGAAATAGAAGGCTTGAGGTCCGTCCCGGCGCACAAGAAAAAGATTGTTGGCAATATTGTAGAAGAAATTGTTTTACGGAATGGGCAAGTTAATACTGCTGGATATGTGTTTAAGAGAGCAGATGGTTCATTGTGGAAGGGAGCAAGGCACTATCATCCAGCTGGGAATCCTGGTTCACTTAATTACGTTGGATATATGACAGGTAAAAAACACACCAAAGCTTCAGAACATCTAACTCTTCAAAAAGTGTCGAACTTGACGGTGCAAGACTTTCGATTAGCCTCAAAAATAAATCAAATGAAATTTGATTTTTCAAATGAGATAGAACAAATGTATTCCTCTGTTGCGAAGTCTAAAAGCTTTTATCATGATATAGAAAAAAAGCATCCTTTTTTTAGCAATGTTTTCATTTCTAGATCTCCTGGCGGTAAAGTAAAGTCATTTTTTGCATTAGATTACAAAAAGCTTGTTAAAGAAAATTGTCAATTCCCAGTTTTATTTGACATGATTGATTCGAGCAATCTTTTAAAATTAATGAATTATTCAAAAATAACATCTTTTAGAGCCTTTAGAAGGAGAATGAAACCAACCCTCTCTAATAATTCATTAGGCTCCCCATCATCATCAAATACAGTGTTTGACAAGGAAGAGCCGGTGACTGATATAATTATCAATGCGGTAAATAAAGGTGGCGATGTTAAAGGGGTAACTATAGTTGGTGCAGTGACAGAAATACAGCCACATTTGACATTGCCAACAAACTCTTTCATTAGATTTTTTACAATTGCAGATAATCAAATAGCTGAAGTAACAGCTGGATTTTATCAATATGGGATTGAAATTGATTTTGTAGACGGCACTATGCAGTTTTTGAAAGAAAAACTTAAAGATCTTTTAAAAGTGGCTAACACATTTAAGCTATATTATCAGGATTCAATGAAAAATTCGTCTATTGATAAAAAACCTTATTGGAATATTGCATCAAATAAATTTACTCAAGAGTTTCAATCTTTAAAAAATAATTCTTGGAAGGGGGTATTTGAGGTTTATTTGGACGTTTTGAATTGTGTGATGAAGCCTGCTGATTTAATTACAATAAAGAGTGCAGACTCGGGCAATACGCCGGGAGGGGATGGTGTCCGAGACAAAACAAGAACAAGCATATACACAGCTCTAGTAGAATATTTAGTTAATATTTCAAGCCCAAAAACTGGCAGTCCATATGGGATATCAGTAGCTTTAAAGATGATAGAAGACATGATAAGCCAATTGGCTAAATTTGTGAAAGTAGAGATGGTGCTTGGACGCACTGCAGATACCCCCGCACGAGCAACAACAGTTACTAGTAAATCTCCCACATTGACACACAAGGTGGTTGTTTATTTTAATGAGATGGTTGATAGCGACACCCCAAAAGGTGCTGGATTTGATTATTTTTCTAAGAAAAACTCTAAGCCCATGACTGAGGGTGGTATCGGACTCGATCTTATAAGTGAAAATAGTTTTAAAACTGTAATCGCCGCAGATTTGGCAAAATTTGTTAACGCCAGCGATACAGGAACAACGTCATTAGGACTATTTTCAAATACAATGGCATTGTCAACACTGTCACCCTCTATGGTGCAGCTACCTTCTACTGAGCCGATTAGTTTTGGTTCATCTGAATCGGAGATGAATGATGTTAGCAAGTACGCTGAAACTGTTGCAACTGCTTTAATGCTCAATCAGTTTAAAAAATCTCCACAAATACCTTTATTTGGTCCATTAAATAAAACGTCGTTTAAATCCAGACTAACTAAAAGTGAACAAAGAACGAGATTTAATTTATCACAAATTATGGCAGAAAAAAATGTTACTGCGGAGAGCCCACTTACAGAGAATATACAAGATATTGCAGAACAGATGTTGAAAAAAAGCGGAAGAGGAAAAAGATCAAACAAAAGAAGCCCTATAAGTGGAAGGGCTTATAAAAATGAGGATATAGATTCTAAAAAAGTTGAAGCTTTGAAACAAAAATATGCCAAGGAGATGGATAAGGTTGACGCTTCTGGTTTGTACAAAAAGCTGCTAGAGCCAGCATTGTTAGGTAAGGAAACAAACAGTTTATCTGAAGTGTTTGGTATGTCTAAAATGCTTAATTCTGCAGAAATTGCAAACTCTTTTAATCCTAATAATCACGCGCCAAGCGACACACAAATCAATATAGATGAAATAAATTTAAATACGACACCTATTCAATTAAAATCTGAATTTATAGGCGCCACAGTCGGAGCTATAGCCCCTTTAAGCAATTATAAAAGCAATGAGAACTTCGCTGCAATATTGTCTTTAAGACAAAATTCTTTAGTAAATGTTGAATATTTAGAAAGTTATGATCAATCAACTCCAGTTGTTCAGCTTCCCGCGCAACCTCCACCACCAATTATTCCGGATCTTAGTAAGCCGATATTTAAATTATTAACCCCAGAAGCCTTGCAGATAATTAAAAATCGCGGTGGAGGGAACGTTATTTGCAGATTGATTCCATACACAAACTCTAAATTAAATGTGAAAAAAACTGGAATGAATTTACAAATATATAATAAATATTTTATTCTTGATGTCGAACAAACCAAACAAGTACCATATTTGTTATCAGCTGATTCTGGAGTTAAAAAAAATGTTGGAGCTATGATTAAAACACTGAACATGCAATCGAGCATTATACCAACAGAGTATATTTACACTAATGTGAAACTGTTCAAACAGGCAAAAAAAAAGAAGAAGTTAAGTAAAGGATATAAGAAGAAGAAGTTAAGTAAAGGATATAAGAAAAAATGAAAAAAAATGAAATTATGAAGTCGAAGGAAGTTGTTTAAGTGGCAAAACTTATTGCAGTAAGCGTGCCATTCTTCACCACTGAAAAGCCGGCGGGGAAGCTTCCACCTTTAGGGGTCGATGTGGCTAGTGACGGAGGACTCACAGGAGAACCGATTTCTGAGTTGGGGGGTAGCGATCCCACTGATAATTCAAAAACCACGATAGAAAAAGGTTCGATGGATGATCCGGCTGCTGCCGGAAAATCAGACTATCAACTCGCAGTTGAAGCAGCAGAAGCTGCAGCAGTTCTAAAACGACATAAATTTAAGATCTTCACGCCTATGGACGTTTTAAGCAGTGGAATACTTGGAGCTTCTTTGCAAGGTTCTATAGAGTTTTCATATGCTAATTTTATACCAGAATATAACTTTTCAATGCCAAAATATGAAGAAGTGTCTTCACTAGGTACAATACCAGAGACTATCTTGCCCAATCTTTATGTTTTGGAATCGGTTAGAGGTGTGGATGAAAACAAAACAAGCGCAGCTTTACGTAATATTCTATGGCAACATGCCGC